TAACCACTTATCATCTACCTTTTCACCAGTAAACAGCTGTGGTACAATATCCATAGCCAAATTATATTGTTCATCATTTAATTTATCGGCATTATCGAGTTCTATTTTAAAAGCTTCAGCATTTGGTAGCTTATTATATTTTGCTACAAATTTACCTGCTTCTCTAAATAGTATTCGATATATACCTTCAAAGTAATCTGGTTTGATGAAAGGCAACACTTTACGCATATAGTTTTCATCAGTTAGCAGATTACGTAATATAGTTTGTTCTAAATTAGTAGGCATAGGCAGCTTTTCTTAATCCTTCGTCAACTTCCTTTTGTACCTCTTCAACTCTACTTTCTAAGTAGCTTATTGCAGTATGAATGTGACCTGTATCTTCAGGTCTTAATTTACCTTTTGCTATTGAGATCTCATCCATCAATAGTATTAGTCTTTGACTCGATGTCATTTTCATCTTTTACCTCTCTAGTTATAACGTCGCCATCACGAATACCTTGAGCCATAATTTGTTCAAGCATTATTCCAGCAAACTCTTGTAATTTTAAATTAGAAACTTTAAGTTCTGTATCTGGTGTATATACAATATCGAAATTAAATGTCATATCATTTTTTTTACCATTGAATTTTACTACACCGTATCTTAACACAGTTTCTGTAAACGTACCTGATAAAATTCTGACATTCCAAGCTTGGTCATCACCTCTATCAGGTATTATTTCATAATGTTTATTTTCTGATAGGACCATTAATGTTGATCCATCTTTTCTAAACTTACAATATTATTTAGTATAGAATACTTATTAGTTAAGTATTGTTTGAAGTCTGTTTCTTCAATTATTGGTTTCCAGAACTCTTTATTTAGCGTGTCTTTTTCTCGAACTTTTGGGTCCACCAGTTCTCCAGTTGATTTATCAACTCTGCAGTACCAACCAGGGCTTGGCTTACTAACATAATTACCAGACATAGCAACATCAAGCAGGCCAGACCAATGCTCAACACCACCGTCCCAACTAACAGTAATAGGAATTTTAGACTTTTCTTTAACATATCTTGATTTCTCCACATTGATTACAAAGTGATAGCCTTTTATTTCTGTACCTTGTTTGTCTTGTTGACGACCAAGAATCCAAATATTATCTGCACTGTAGTAAATACCAGTACCACCAGAAACTACAGCTTTTGGAAATAAGCCAATCTCTTGATAAGTATGGTTAACTGCAATCAAAGGTATATCTTTCATATTTAGATAAGGTGTTGTCATTCTGAATAAACCTTTTAGTGCTTTTGCTCTAGACATATCTGCCACTGATTTTTCATTTATTGCATCATCTAATTCTTTTTTAGAAGCAAGGTTACCAACCGAATCAATCACTATAATAACCTTATCATCTCTTTCCAAACCTTCAAGTTGTGATATGATATCAAACTTAAGTTCTTCAACATTTGTAATAGGAGTATGTAATACTCTACTAGTATCAATATTATAATTTTCAAAATAAGCTTGCGGTGAACCAAATTCTGAATCATAAAATAATAATACAGCATCTTCATATTTTTTTAAATAAGCACTTGCCATTATTAATGCAAATGATGTTTTAAAATGTTTAGATGGACCTGCAAGTACAGTAAGTCCTGGTGCTAAACCACCGTCCATTGAGCCGGACAAAGCTACGTTTATCATTGGTACATCAGTTGGTACCATGTCTTTTTCATTAAAAAATTTAGAATCGGCAAGAATAGAAGTAAAATTACTTTTACTATTCTTTTTTAGTTTATTCATTATTGACATTCATTTCTCCTACAAATAATATAATTATTATACCATAAATTCGTCTAATTGTAAAGGTTTATTTTCACTAATTATCGATTGATTTTTATTATCTTGAATCATAAAATCTTGATTCCATAATTGATTATCTAATCTGCCATCACAGAATCTTAAAACATTTTCTGCCATGTCTGTTGCAGTAGTAACTGGTACATTTTGACAGATATGATTTAAATTTTTTACACCACCTTGTAAAATAAAGTCTTGTGGTAATCCCATTATGTTTAAACATTCTCTTATAGTGAGATGTCTATCAATATCAGGATGTGTAAGTTTAGTAGGTGCACTGCCTACAAATGCACCTATGTAATTCTTTGGTATATATACACCTCTTCTCATTATATTACCACCAGATGCTAGTTTTTCATGCATTACTTTACACCGCACTGCTTGTTTTTCAAAACCATTAGATGACATCCATTTTGATACTTCATTATATGTCACACGTTTATCTTCAATGTAATGAAGAACATCATAACTCTTTTTGATTTTATTTTGAAATTCATTATGAGTTATGCCACCTTCAAGTTCTTCAAGTACATATTTGTAATACGGATCATCAGACGGTGTTGCTGAGTTTGTAAGTACATTCATTGGATCATCTGAATTATTATGAGTTGACCTAATAGTATCTTCAATCTTTTGATGTTTTCTTTTTACATAACTTAGTTGTGGTACTTTGTCGCCTTTCCAAAAGAAATAGAAAGATCTATCTCTTACTTGTCCGAGTCCATGAAGGAGAGACTTTGTTTTATATAACGAGAAAGTGTAGCCATGCTCTCTTCCAATTTGACGGAGACCTTCAACAATAGGCTCTCCCATCTTTGAAGCAAGTCTTGGTGCGTTTTCGCCCCAGAATACTTTAGGTTTGAGTGTACCCAAGACATAATTAGCAGAGGTAGACATCCAATCGTTAGCAGCAGCATCAGAAGATGCTGAAGTATTGAGACTAGACAAGCCAGCACAAGGACATACGGTATTAACAACATCGACAGAAGGTAAGTCGTATGACCTGTTATTTCCCAAAAGATAGTAGGGAACTTGTCCTTTATAATATTCCACCAAGTGTGTATCGTTTGCTTTGAAATCTTCATAACTTAATATGTACTCCGGTTTCTTTTTGAAAACATTTTGCATTGCAATTGTTTCGCCACCTATAAGTGGTACTATGCTTGCATAATTCATTAGAGTGCAATCGTTTTCTTTACGAGATAATCTTCAACTTCTACTTTTGGTTCCCAACCTAAAGCTCTCATTTCTGAAATATCTGCAGTATTATCTTGTGCCTCACAAGGATCACCATCTCTTATTTCGATACCTTCCCATCCTGCAAGTATTCCAAGATCCATAACTACGTTTCCTACACCCGTACCAATATCATATGCCGGTTTTAATAATCTAATATCTTTACTTAAGAGTAAAACTATTGCTTCAACTACATCACTAACGTGTACAAAGTCTCTTACGTGTCTTGTAAGATAACCAATTGAACCATCAATAAGTTTACCAATAAGCATGGATTCTCTAGCTCCATCACCATAAACAGTAGTAAATCTTAAAGCTACTTGATTTTGCATAGCTGTTTCTTCATTTACTTTTTTACTTGTCCCATAAGGTGATAACCACCAGTTATGTATGCAAGAAGATGATGCATATAATAATGGTATGTTATTGTAACCACATATCTTTTGTATACGTGTAGTATTATTTACATTATTAGTCCAATACTTTTGTGGTTCTTTAAGACTTTGTCTTACATCAGCGTATGCAGCTAAATGCACAACGTGTGTTACATCGTTAGGACTAAAGTCTTCTATATCTTTTGATGGTTCATGTCTTAAATCCCATTCAACTACGTCATGGCCATCAGCTTCAAGCTTAGTTTTTAAGTGGCCGCCTATAAAACCACTTGATCCTGTAATTGCTACTTTCATACGAAAAAATCCTCCAATGTTGTTTCATTCTTTTCATTATAATTTAGTGTATTATTTATGATGTCGTTATATACCGTCTCAGCATCACAATGTTCTTTCCAAAATTCATACATCATGTTTCTCCATGCATTTCTCATTACATTGTCATTTGCAAGAGCAATCATTTGTGAACAAACTGCTTGTGCATTTGATGCATCAACAGCTAAAGTACCTGTATCTTTACATTGACTTATTGGCTTACCTTGCTTTTTATGTATTACATTATCACAAAAGTGTTTATGGAATAGAGGTATTACACCTGCTGCAAATGAATCGGTGTGGCAGTACTCTACATTATCACCATATATATTTTCTTTAAAATACATAAGGTCAGAACCAAATCCACCTAAACTCATTCTTTCCATCATTTCACTATGTGTATATGCACCATATAAATACGCACCTTGATTTGTTGTTTCAGCACCGTACTCTGGATGTTTACCAGTGTTATCAATACCTTTTTCAGGTCTAAAATAATTCACCACTTGTCTTCTATCAGTCATTTCTTTTGGATTCTTATAAAGAACAGCAGGATAATTTATCGAAGCTTCCAATCCTTCAAGTATTGTAATGAAATGATTTTTACGAAGCTGATCATTATGGAAATCAATCATTACATCCGGTCCTTTCCACATAGCGGTACGACCAACCCATCTTACTAAGTAAGGGTTCTGTTGTTCAATAGGTTTCCAATACTCTTTATTGAAGTTAAAACCTACTTGCATATTAGTTAGCGGTGTTTTGATATTATTCTTTTTAACCCATTTACCAAAAGGATTGTCAATATAGTGACACATTAGTACATCGACTTTAGAACATATTTCAGCTAAGCCGGCATTCCTATTTATAGAATGTATTTTATGGTCTACTTGAACTAAAGACTTACGTACTTTAATTTCATCCATCATTTTTATAAAGTTACTTATACAATCTTCTGGATGTGATTTAGATGGTACGCTCCAAACAATACACATGTCGAGTTGATTGATTCTTTCAATAACCTTTGAACATGTTAATAAGTCTGGAAATTTCTTTGATGGCTTACTAACCTCATCCCAATCTGTACCTCTAAAGTAGTTTACTTTAAAGTCCATAGAGTTCATTCTTTGCCATAGTTTATCAATAGTAGCAAATACTTCTACACCAGGGAAAAGCTTTTGAAACTCAACTACATTCTTAGT